GCCCTTTTTCCCGCTATCAAGCATAGGGGAAACCATTTCCTACAAGCGCCCGATCAGCAGCACTTGCTCACGATCCGGGAGCCGTTCAAACAGCTCCAGCATTTCCCGCCCGTTCTCGGAGATATCCGGGGACGGGTCTTTTTTTGTTTTCTGGCCGGTAAGTAGGTATTCTACGGAACAGCCCATAACTTCACAAATGGGAATTATGTATTTAGCCGGAGGATCGGTATTGCGCTGCGCCCAGTTTGTGAGCGTGTTCGCGGGTACGCCAAGTTTTTTGCTTACAACGGCAGGCCGGATCCCGCAAGCGCTCATAGTTTCAAACATTCTCTCACAAATTGTCATAAAATATGCCTCCTCGTAAAAATACGAAAAAAGTTCCCAAAATGGAATAATGACTATTGACAAAGTTCCCAAACGGGAATATAATAACGGTGTCGGATAAATACGGCGTGAAAATACGATAACCGCGCCAAATAAAAAACCGGGTGCAACCGGTGCCGGAAAGGACTTAACCAACTATGAAAGACTACAACCTGATTTCTAAGATCTACGATCTCTCCTATGACCAGCTCATGGGCCTGGCCGTCCAGGTCAGGGAACACCCCGAAACCATCACCGATCTGGCCGCTCAGCGTGACGCGCTGGAAGCGGTCCTGGGCATGCGCTTTGCTGATCGCAAGGCCATCTACGATTACTACTACTCCAAGAAGCACTGGCACAGGATCCGCAACAAGGATGATGTGCAGTACGCATACCAGGTGTTGCGCTGGATGCAGGAAAATGAGCTGCGCTACGATGCCGGCCTGGAAATCTCCATCAAGTGCGCCCTGCGCCGCTTCACCAATGCGCCCCTGAATGAGAGCCGCCGGATCGTCCGGGATGAGGGTATTGACGGCTACATTTCCCTGGAGAAGATCCCCGGCGCGGAAACCCGTGAGGATGCAGAGGCCTACTTTGAGGCACACATGGAGCTTGTATGCCGGCCCTCTGCTTATGATTGCACCGGCCAGTTTTTCACCGTATGGCGCAAGTTGTTCCAGCGGGCCGGTGCCTGGTGGTGCTACCATCGCGTAGCCGTAGATTGCTAAGGAGGTACAGACGATGAAAACTGGAATTGAAATCCTCAAGGATCCCTACACCACCGCGGGTGAGATCGCGGATATCCTGGCAAACGGACACCCGCCGTTCTGCACCGGTGAGGTGCAGTGCTGCAAGGTGAGCTGCCGGGAGTGTTGGCTGGCGTGGCTCACCACCGGCGAACCGCCCAAGCCCAAGGAGGTGCGGAGTTGCGAAAACTGCACCCGCGTCTGCTTCACCCCGGACGGCAAGGATCATGTTGCCAAAAAGGTGAATTGCCCTGACTGGAAGCCTCAGAAAGGATTTGAGCATTTATGATCTTCTACAAGCTGTCCGATCTCAGCGCCCATTACGGCTGGCCCATGAAGATCCAGGCCCGTGACTGCATCGCCCATCTTGTGGGCCTGCAGCACCTGGAGGGCGGCAAGGTGGCCCCGATCTACCGCTTCCCCGGAGGGGATAGCCTGGTGAGCGATGGCGAAATGATCCCAGCGGAGTGAGCCGCCTGCAGTATCAGACCATTATACAGCCTCTGCGCTGAAATTTCAACCAATCCATCTAAAAAATACGATAAGTGAGGAGGAACCCGAATTATGAGAACGCCTGGTGTTGTGAAGCCTAAGACCGACTTTGGCGTGGAAGTCAAGAATTTTACCGCTGAGTTTGGCATGACTGCAAAGCAGTTGGCCGAAAAAGCCGGTGTAAAGTACGGCACTCTGATGGACACCACCGTGGGCAGATGTGCCGGCCATGAGCTGATCCCCACGGTGCGGAACTACATGGATAAGTACAGGGAGGCAGTGCGATGAGCGTCACCAAAACTGCCCGCGATATGTACATGTTCGTGGAGGATGTTATGAACCTCACCGGCCTTGCCAAAAGCAAGAGCTATGAGATCATCCGGCAGCTCAACGGGGAGTTGGATGCCAAGGGTATTTACACCGTCCCCGGCAGAGTGAGCCGCAAGTATTTCTACCAGCGCTTTGGATTTACTGACGATCTACCCGTGAAGCGCGGGCGTAAAGCTGCAAGCTAGGAGGAAATCCCATGAATAACCACACCACCCACAAACGCCCCTCAAGGAAGCGCCGCAGGGAACAGCGCCGGCTACTGGCCCGCCTGTCCTTTATCCTGCTGATCGCAATGATAGCGGCCCGGATGCTGCTGCTAGTCCTGGATTGGCTGGGCATCGCCCTGGCTGATATCCTGGGCGCACATGCCTTTACTGCGATGTATGCCGTTCTGTTTATGCTGTTTGGCTGGAAGCTGCGCGGCTGGATCGACACCTACAAACGAAAGGAGAAAAAGAGATCATGCACAACTACATCTGCCCGGAATGCGGAGCCGCCCTTGATCCTGGTGAGAAATGCGACTGTCAGCGAACCTCCGATGATGAGAAAAGCCCAGCCGTGACTATGGCCGACTGGCAGAGTGCCGGCAGCTTTGAACGGGCGGCAAAACCCGGCGATACTGTGGAAGATGCCGTTGTCGAAGAATTTATAAACTGCCTGCCCCCGAGGATCTGTACAGCGAACCTGGTGCAATGCGGGGAACCGCATGGTATCGCAAAGGATCCCAGGGATGGCCACACGAAGCTGACCTACACAACCTTTTCCCGCGGCGCAGGCCTTTGGCGCTACTGCGGCTACTGCTTCACAGGGGAAAAGATCGAACCGTCTAAACTGGCCGCGAAACCGGCCTGATAACCGAAAGGAGATTAACCAACTATGTTCCGTTACTACATTACCCGAAAAACCGCTGAGGGCGCTTTGTGCATCCCTGAGCAGCCAACCCCCGCCGTTACATACACCTACGGCGATAACGGCTCCAAGTTCAACCACATCGGCCAGGTGTGGGGCTATGTGGAGTATGAGGAGCCGCTGCCCCTGCCCGCTGAGGAGTATTGCCTGGTAGCCGGCACGATCCCCAAGTATCACCCGATCAGTGAGGACACGGCCCGCAGGGCAAAGGAAATGATGAGCTTCTATGAGTACATCCCTGGTACTGCAACCGCTTCCTACCGCCGCCAGGTGGATGAGGCCTATGTCATTGCCGAACACTGCAAGAACCGCGTGGATCCTATGTACCATGAGAAGATCGACTACCTGGCCGCCCGGTACGCCGAAAAGCTGGCCGCCAACCTGAATGACAGTTACCGCATTGGTACGATGTGTCCCTCTGTGATGATCGCCGGTGCCGCAAACTTCCCCGTAAGGAAAAAGGAAAAGCAGATCGCCGCCTCTGACCGCAATATGGCAGAGTACAACGAAATCCAGGGCCTGCTTGACAAAATGCGGAGTGTGGGCAAGGGCGGTATCAGCTCTGACGATCCCAACGCCAAGGAGAAACTGCAAAAGAAGCTGGCCTCCCTGGAAAAGCTCCAGCAGCACATGCGGGATGTAAACGCCTGGTACCGCAAGAATAAGACCCTGGACGGATGCCCTCACCTTTCCGAAAGAGAGATCCTGGAGATCAAGGCAGACATGTCCAGCACTTTCCACCTGGAAGATAAGCCCTACGCATCCTATCTGTTATCTAACAATAATGCCAATATCCGGCGAATTAAAGAGCGGATCGCTGAGCTTGAAAAGCGCGAAACCGCTCAGGCTCCCACCGGCTGGGAATTTGAAGATGGCGAGGTTGTTATGAATACCGAGGAGAACCGCCTGCAGATCTTCTATGAGGGCAAGCCCGATGATGACACCCGGACGAACCTCAAATCCCATGGCTTCCGCTGGTCTCCCAAAAATGGATGCTGGCAGCGTCAGCTCACCGACAATGCGGTGTGGGCCGCAAAGAAAATCGCTCCCCCTGCTGAGTAATTCACTGTACCCACATTATAGCAGAAAGGAGCGAAAACGGTATGTCAATGACAGTAACAAAAAGCCCTCCCGAATATCTCCGGGAGGCAAGAGTACAGGCGGGATATGTCAGCCGCGGCACAGCGGCAATGGCCGTCCCATTCTCGCCGGAGACCATAGGGCGGCATGAACGCGGCGATGTGGAGCTTGAGCCGGAGGATGCAGTCACTTACGCAGAGTGCTACGGATCCCCGGATATCCTCCCCAGGTATTGCGCTACCTGTCCCGTAGGCCGGAAGATCGGCAGAACAGCTACGGATCGCCCCCTCCCTCTGGCAACGCTGAGAGTGCGCCGCATGATCGTTGATGGTCAAGCGGTAGCGGATCGCCTGGAACAAATCGCCTTTGATGGCGTGATCGACCAAAGCGAACAGGAGGCCTTTGCTGAGGCCCTGGAATTTCTGCGAAAGCTGGAGGAAAGCATTTCAGATATCATTTTACTGGGAGTAAATGGGAAAGGCCGCCCCCTGGTGCAACAAGGGACGGCCAAGCGCGGAAATTAACCAACTGCGCTAATTATACCACCTCCCACGCAGCCTGTCAAGGCGAAAGGAGAAAATAATGGATTACCAAA